TAATAAATTAGAAAAACAAGTTAAAGAAGGTAAAGAAGGCCTTAAAAAAATGGTAGATACGGGTCAAGCAGAAGAGTATAAAAATTTACCCGGTCAACATAAGAAAAAAGGATTTGCTACAGGTGGTCATGTTAATACTTCAAGAGAAAACAGATTAGAAGAACTTGGTCGTGTGGATGCTGAAAAAGCATGGACTAAAAAAGGTAAAAGAAATCTAAAAGACGAAAAGAAAAGAATTGTTAAGGAATTAAACTAATGGGAGATATAGCTCTAAGAGGTAATGGTCTTACTAAACGTGCAGGATATGCCAAAGGTGGTCATGTTAATACTCGTAGAGAAAACAGATTAGAAGAACTAGGAAGAGTTGATGCTGAAAAAGCTCACACAAGAAAAGGTAAAAGAAATTTAAGAGACGAAAAAGACAGAATTAGAAGTGAATTAAAAAAAGGTGGATGGATTCAAAGCGTTAATAAATCAATTAAGAAAAGAGGTACAAAAGGAGTTTGTACTGGTAAGAAATTTGGTGGCCCAACATGTCGTCCTGGAACTAAACGTTATGCTTTAGCAAAAACGTTTAAAAAGATGGCGAAGAATAGAAAAAAAGGCTAATGGCCACAAGAATTAAGACTCAATTTAAAAACAAGCATAGAGTACATAAAGCAATGGGTGGTTATACACCTAAAGCTGGTAAACAACCCTACACAGGAAGTTATATTACGGGGAGTTTAGCAGGTACTAAAGTAAGTAATCCGAGTTTAGTTCATTTTTATGGAGATAAAATAAAACCTTAAGAAAGTATATATGGATCTAGAAAGTATAGTCGTTCAACTTAATCGTTTTTTAACACAACGTATTGAAGCTTTGTCTGTGAATATCACCTCAGGCGGGGTTGACAACATGGAATCTTATAAGTATATAATAGGACAAATTAATGCCTTAGAGGCAACCAGACAGGAACTCTCTAACCTGCTAAATGAAAAGGAGCAAAATGAAGGAACAGTCATCGACATCAAGCCAAGAAGTCCCCAAACATAAACCAGCATTAGAAGAAAAATATAAACGCGAAGATGAGAATTTGCCTAAACCTACGGGTTGGCGATTATTAGTTTTACCTTTCAAAATGAAAGATAAAACCAAAGGTGGAATCGTACTTGCAGAAGCTACATTAGAAAAACAACAAGTAGCATCTCAATGCGGTCTAGTTTTGGCAATGGGTCCACAGTGTTACGCAGATAAGGAACGTTATCCTAACGGTCCTTGGTGTAAAAAAGGAGATTGGGTAATGTTTGCCCGATATGCTGGATCTAGAATAAAGATAGAAGGCGGAGAAATACGTATGCTAAATGACGATGAAATTTTAGCGACCATCAAGAGTCCTGAAGACCTCTTGCATGAATTTTAATAACCATAGGAGAAACTATGCCTGAAGAAGAAAAAAAGGAAAAGACGGTTGATATAGATACCTCTGGCCCAGGGGCCGAGGTTGATGTAGCAGAACCGAAGGACGAATCAGTTGTAGAAACTGAAGCGCCTGTAGAAACGGAGAAAGAACCCGTAACAACGACACAAGAAGCAGTTAAAGAAGATACAGAAACCGTGAAAGAGATTAAGAAAGAACAAAAAGAAGACGACTCTAAACTAGAGGATTATAGTAAAGGCGTTCAATCGAGAATTGCAAAATTAACTCGTAAGATGCGTGAAGCCGAGAGGCAAAGAGACGCAGCTACCGAATATGCAAAATCGGTTGAAGCAAATCGTCAACAGTTAGAAAAACGATTTGAAAGAACGGACGCAGACTATATGAAGAAGTTTGAGTCTAGTATTAACACTGGAATGGAAGCAGCTCAGAAAGAACTGGCTTCGGCTATTGAAAGTGGTAATGCGAAAGCACAAGTAGAAGCTAATAAGAGGATTGCGACTTTAGCGTTTGATAATGCTAAATTGCAACAATCAAAGGAACAAAGAGAGACACCTGTTAAACCTGCAGATGTTAGAGAGCCAGTACAAGCTGATTCTCAACTTGGACCTTCTGATCCTCAAGCAGAAGCTTGGGCTGGAAGAAACGCATGGTTCGGTCAAAATCGAGCTATGACATTTACAGCGTTTGAAATTCATAAGGATCTGGTGGAAAAAGAAGGTTTTGACCCTAAGTCCGATGAATACTATGCAGAAGTAGATAAAAGAATTCGTGTTGACTTTCCGCATAAATTTGGTACTAATGAAAATAAGCAAACGACCGCTCCTGTTCAGACAGTTGCTTCAGCTTCAAGAAGCGTCAAGCCTGGTCGCAAAACTGTGAGACTCACTTCCTCACAAGTGCACATTGCAAAAAAATTAGGAGTGCCACTCGAAGAATACGCAAAACAACTAAAAAACACGAAGGGAGCGTAACATGAACAAAGACGACAAAAAAACACCTCGTGCGAACCAAACACGGTCAAAATCTGAGAGACCAAAAGTGTGGGTTCCTCCATCTTCTCTAGATGCACCTCCTGCGCCTGAAGGATTCAGGTACAGATGGATTAGAGCTGAAGTCTTAGGATTTCAAGATACGAAAAACATAACCGGACGTTTAAGAGAAGGTTATGAATTAGTTCGTGCCGAAGAAATTGAAAACTCAGCAGACTATCCAGTTATTGACGAAGGTCGGTACAAGGGGGTAATTGGGGTTGGTGGCCTTTTGCTTGCAAAGGTTCCGAATGAGATTGCAGAGCAACGTCAGCAATATATGACAGACCGTCATAAAGCGCGAAGCGAAGCTGTAGAACACGATCTTATGAAGGAGCAAGATAAGAGGATGCCTATCAATGTTGATAGACAATCTCGTGTAACCTTCGGTGGTACAAAGAAGTAATTTTATTTCTACGGCGCAACGCCTATCATCGAATTCAATTAACCGTTTCTATCTTTACCGATAGAGACACAAGGAGTAACTATGGCAAACAGAAACACAGTAGGTTTTGGTTTGATAGCTGCTGGCGTAATGGGACAAACCCCTGCGACTTCAGGTCAAGGCAAATACACTATTGAAGCTGCTTACGGTACTGACATATTCAACGGACAGCCAGTAAAAATGGCGTCTGGATATATCACGGACGGAACAGCTTCTGATACCACAGCGACTATTGGCGTGTTCAATGGCTTATTTTATAACGCTACTGATACACTTAAACCAACTTGGTCAAACTGGTATAACCAACCAATTACTCCGGCTAATAGCGAAAATCTAACGGCTTTCGTTCTAGATAACCCTTTCCAACTTTACATTGGTGCAGCTGATGCAGCTGTAGCACAAGCAGAGTACGGAAAAGCATTTGGAATGAGCCCAGTGTCAGGAACACCAGGGAATGAATTCTCCGGTACTTCTAAAGCTGTACTAGACTACGCATCAAGACATGCGAACACCCACCAATGGAGACTTTTAAGATCTGCTGAAGATCCTGAAAATTCTGATACAACTGCAGCTTACGCGAGCTACGTAGTAGTTCAGAATTTGAACCAAGTCATCAATGGTTTGGGCGTTTCATGGTAATAGGAGCATATAGAACATGGCAATATCACGAGCGCAGCTAGTCAAAGAACTAGAACCAGGTTTAAATGCACTATTTGGCCTGGAGTACAAAAGGTATGATAATCAGCATGCTGAGATTTATACCGAAGAGTCTTCTGACAGAGCTTTCGAAGAGGAAGTAATGTTATCAGGATTCGCCAACGCGCAGACAAAAGCAGAAGGTGCCGGCATATCATATGACGACGCTGAAGAAACTTTCACTGCACGCTATACAAATGAAACTGTAGCTTTAGCATTTGCTATCACAGAAGAAGCTATCGAAGATAACCTCTACGATAGAATCGCTTCTAGATACACAAAAGCTTTAGCTAGATCGATGAGCAACGCAAAACAAGTGAAAGCAGTTGAACCATTAATTAATGGTCTACCTGCAACCGCTACCTTTAAAACAGGTGATGGTGTTTCACTTATTAACGGTTCTCACCCGACTATTGCAGGTACGTTTTCGAACACACTTGCAACAGCTTCTGACCTTAACGAAACATCATTGGAGCAGTCTTTAATAGACATCGCTGCAATGACTGACGAAAGAGGTTTAAGAATTGCAGCTAGAGGAATGAAAATGGTCATTCCTGCTGAACTTCAATTCACTGCTGAGAGATTGATGAAATCTCAAGGTAGAGTTGGAACAGCTGACAATGATGTTAATGCAATCAAAGCAATGGGAATGATTCCTCAAGGATATAGAGTGAACAACTTCCTAACTGACTCTGACGCATTCTACATTATCACAGATGTGCCTAATGGAATGAAGATGTTCAACAGAGCACCGTTGACAACTGCAATGGAAGGCGATTTCGATACTGGAAACGTTAGATACAAAGCTAGAGAAAGATACAGCTTCGGCTGTTCTGACCCTAGAGGTATTTTCGCTTCACCAGGAGCTTAATCAAAACATTAGATTTGAGGCGGAACACAATTCCGCCTCATTTCGACTATAAAGTAAGAAATTAGACTTATGAAAAACTTCAGAGTACAAATACGATACAATGGTTATTATGCCGACTTTAAAGTCGATGCTA